CGCACTGCATCCTTGTCCATGGGAATACCATGGTCCTCGTACCGAGTACTCGCAGGCTTTTGGGCGTGCGCTCGGAAGACCGCTTACGCGGCTTTATTGCGTATGTGGCTAGTTGTTGAAACGTAGGGCATCACGGAGCTACAGTAATGTACCCTTTGACGCCACGAACGGCAAATGCATCGTCGGGATGACTCCCGTGAAGCATCTGCATCAAGCGTAAAACATCGATACGGCGACTTCGTCCTTCGAAGAGCATCCTTTCGGATGCCTTCTTGGGGAGGGGTCGCAGTAACGAGAATCTCCATCGTCGATCCTTTCGGGACCATGATGCAGACCGCGAGGTCATGATAATATCCAATGGTAATCTTAAAGCCTCTGTTGTAACAAAGGAATAAGAAGACCAGTCAGGAACGGCATGCTTCACGCCGTTAAACTGATTGATAAAATCATAGATCACCGCCTTAACGGCCGGTGAATCAATGGTGTTGTGTAGGTTATACACGTCACCTATGAACTCGAGTTTACGTCTGATGTATATCGGCAATACCGATATGCCGTCGTACCAATTAGCTCCACAGCTTTCCCGAAAGGGGCCGTGGATGTGTGTTTTGTCTTTGTTAACCCGGAAGCCGAGGTCATGAAACACTTCGATAACTCGAAGTGCAAGTGACTGGCGTACGATAACATCATCCCCGTAACAGCGGTAGTCACACAGTACACCACATTCGTGGTGGACAGCGACTATAGCTGCCGCGAAGATCAACGTTTCGAGAGGGAAAGCAAAGCCATTCCCCATATTTACGAACAACTCGAAAGGCCGCGTAACAACTGACCCAGAAAACGGGTCAACGGCCTTATAAGATGTCGTACGTAAGTTATTAAGGAATGAAAACCACGCGCTAGGTAGAAGTGTCCTACAAAGCTCGGTTGTGATCGAATCCGAGGCGCTCGATAAATCGAGGGTCACGTATGGATCATATCCGAAGCGGCTTCCTTCATTCGCCATGATTTGGTTCACGGCTTGATCGGTGAGATCTAGGTTGAGGACGGCTTTCAGTCGCCCTCTCATCCAGATATCAACACCTTTCTGGAGGAAACCGTTAATTGTAGGACCTTTCGCGATTACTCGCGAACAGTCGAACTTCTTTGGTACGAATAAAATACGACTTTCTTCTTCAAATCGCAACCAGCTACCCAATTCTGCAAAGACACCTTTCGGGTCAAAGCAGAATATGTCACGATCGTCAGGGAAAACCTGACGCGCGTGATACTCGAACAGCTGTACGTTGTTCAGTACAGCCTGAGGGTAGTAGGACGACGCGCACTTCGATGTCGTAAGGCTCCCGATCTCTAGCTTTTCAGCTAGATTCACGGAGGAACCCTTTACACCGATACACGCGCCAGAGGTGAACTCGCAACTTTGACTGATTAGGTCAAAGTCCGGTTCGTCACCTAGGACTCTTCGAATGGTGGCTTGCATCCTTCGCAGGATGACATCGCCAGCAGGGAAAGTCCCACGAGCACGATGACCCCTAAAAACCGCATTAAGTCGGCGGTTCAGGTGTTCACGAGCACGGAATTTCTTCCATGCTTTTTGATCAGGCGTTAACTCAAGTTCGAGTAAGCCAGACCAATCGTACTTGGCGACAAAACCAACGAGCTGAGCCATCGTACGTACAACATGTACGAAAGGGACAGATACTTCAGTGCCTGTCCATGGCTCATACCCTTCTGGTGTCACGTCAGAGCTCGCTATCTGGTTTACTGTCTTAACAACAGTATTCCAGTCCGAAGCACGGAGTGCTCCAAGGAGCTTCTTTGTAACGGGCCAGTTAGGTTCACATGTCTCAACGACATAGGACCTCAGAATTTGACGGTATAAATCCGTCGAGCTCTGTATTGGCAAGCGTTGCGCTTGACTGTTCGGTTTGGATCGCATTACGTTCTCCAATCGGCTTTACGCCGGTTGTCGGGTTCTCGATAATCCAAATGGTGCATAAAGCACTCAAGAGGATTTTACAATCCAGCGAGGCCACGGGGTTTACCCCTGGTTGACCTTGTTGGATTTGATGAGATCCGCACCAACTGTGCCCGAGAGGGCCGCAGCGTGGGTTACGCGGACGAGGTCCAAATTCGCATCGGTGACGCGGTGGGGCCGGGAGATAGTGGTCGTAATGATCACATCATCGGAGTTTCCATTAGCGTCGACTTGCGTATATACGGACTTCAACTCATGTCGATGAACACCAACGACACCGTTGACAGTTTTCGGCACGTTACGCTTGAGAGACAAGACGTCTTTCACCGTGGTCGTGTTCGAAGGGCCGTTGTAGCGGGTTGCGTCACTAGTGATCTGCGTGTCAAAGTTGTACACGCGGGTATTGATGGTGAGTGCCATTTGGCAATTCCTCAAAAGAGTTTGAAAAGGTTCTTGTAGCTCTTCGCCTTAACAACGAAGAGAGACAGAACGTTCTGCAACTGGGCGTCACTACGCTTATATGACGTCCCAATGTATGCCATCGATGGTGCGAAACCACCGGGGTTACGAGTTACAGTCGTAGTCTTTGTTGTGGATGTCTCGGCCAAAGGTCGAGTCACCGCATTCCAAGGACTAGGAGGTGTAAAACCCGTAACAGTAGAGATCAAGGTAGACTCAACCTTCGTGACTGTAAAGTAAGCAAGGGTCCTAAGACCGTTGCCTCCATTGACAGAAGCGATAAAGTTGGACATGCCGGTGATATAATCGCCGACATTGACAGCGTAGTCTACCAAAAAGCTATACGGCAAACATTCCCAGATCGTTGCAGGAATATCTTGGGCACGCAGACCGAAGTCTGCGCGGGGGTTAAGCTGAGGAGGGATCTCATACATAAGTCCAGACTTGACAGTAATAACGTCGGTCTGAACGTCTGTAGAAACCCACGTCCATCCACTCTTGGACTCAGTCCGAGTTGATGTACGAGAGCTCGTTGAGCTCTTGGTCGACCTAACGGTCTTCCTCTCTTCAGCTTGCTTGTTAGGGATGGTGTCGAAGATGGCCTTTACATCCATCAAGAACGGACGAACGCCTAGGTTATTTAGTAGCACAAGATTCGCTACCATTTCACCTGAGTTAATCATCCTATCAACCGTCCTAACTTCCTGTTTCTTCGGACGTAACGCATTCAACTGCCTAACAGCGCGGTCGATTGCACGACGATATCGCGGGTTATTGCGATACTCTCTAATAAAGCCAGCAAGAAGTTTCTGCCTGCTAGCCTTACGGGACGAAGAGAGGGCCGATAAAGCGGTGTCGGAAATGAGCTTGAACGGGCTTGCTAGCATAGAGATGGTCTCGCGACCATCACGAACTAGTTCACCAGTTAAGAGCTCAGCTTTCTCGACATCGGCCCAAACAGCAGTTTGAGCAAGGCGAGTAAGATTTTCGATAGATACCGTTGGGGTAGAAGGCAAGGGGATAGCGGTCATATAGCGACGCCATGGACCATTCCAGGTCCAGTTCGTCCAATTAGAACCGTCATTCCACCTCACTTCCCACCCGGTAGCTGAATCGGAAATGTACTCAGTAACAACCGAGCTCATGGGGTTATTGATAATTTCCCCACGGTTCCGCAACATGCTGAACCCCGGTGTTACAGTATCGACGAACGTCGATACGCCCATCTTTCCAGAACAGATGTACGTACTACTAGCCTGCCCTCCAGCGGAATTCCACTGGCGGGATGAGATAGTAGACGCAGCAATAGAAGTGGCCGGCTTTGTCCTTGTTCGGACGTAAGGGGCTTTAATAATCTTCGAGTGCTGCGCCATCTGAGACCTCCGTGAAAACTGAGAGCATGGAAAGATAAAAACGTCGAAAGACGTAGAAAGAGTCCCCGTGAGG